ATCGGAAATCACGGCAGCGCGGCCCCTGCGCCTTGCGTCGGCGGCTCGGCGCCGGGCGCCTGGCCCTTGAGCAGTTGCGACATCGTCGACACCGCCGCCTGGACCTGGTCGTCGGGCCGGAACTTCAGAAGCTTCACGCGCATCTTGTCGATGATCGCCTTCATCGAGGCGCCGCCATCGATGTGCATCTTGAATTCTTCCGGGAACGCCTGGCCGCAGATCGCGATCGCCTGCTGCACCATCGCGATCTCCTGCTGCTCGGCGGCGCGCTGGGCCGGGTTCATCGGCATGGTCGCGATCAGGCCGCCGTTCTTGGCCTCGAGGCGACGCACCACGCCGACGCGCTCGAGCAGATACTTGAAGCGGGCGAAATATTGCGCCGGCCCTTCACGCCAGAACGCCATGCCGGGCGTGCCGATGCGGCGCTGGGCGCGCGCCATCTGGTCGAGCCACTGGCCGAGCGTCGGCGGGGTGTCGCCGCTCTGTTCCGGGAAGTCGATGTAGAACAGCCGCCGCATGCGGTGCTCCATATCCTCGAGCTGGTAGATCGCCGGCTCCATGTTGATCGGCGGATAGATCGGCTTCACGGCGCCTTCGCTGCCGGGCCGGATCGGATAGGCGAACCCGTCCTCGATGCCCTGCTCGACATTGGTGAATGAGTCTGACGGGTAGGTGATGGGTGGATTGATATTTCTTCCGATGCCTTCGATCTTGCGGGCGACCAGCTCATCGGCCTGGCGCAGGTCGGGCAATGTCTTGAACAGCGGACCGAGGCCCATCGGCCAGTCGCTCGACGGGTCAAACCTGGTGATCACCAGCGGGCAGCAACCTTCGCCGCGAATCTCGACGTCGTGGACGAGCTTGTTGGCGACCAGCACGACATGCTGCCACACCTCGTCGCGGCGATCGTCCCATTCCCGCCAGAAGCCCCAGGCGATACCGACGCGCTCGTTGGGCCTGCCGCCCTCGATCGCGCGTTTCTGCTCGGGCGACACCTTGTCCCAGACTTCCTCGCCGAGCAGCGAGCGGGCGTGGGGCTTGTAGACCCACCGCACGGCGAAGCGGTCATCGATATCGCCGTAGGGGCCCAAGTTGATCTCGAGCTCCCGGATCGGCATCGCCTGGCAGCAGATCGAGGAGCCGCGCACATCGATCCACATTCCGGTGAGCCCGCAAGCGAGATCCGGATTGTACGATTTCGGCAATTCCGAATAAAAATTGCTGGCCTTGATCGCCTCGAAAATCAGGAAGTCGTCGTCGCGCACCTTGTCGGCGACCTGGTCCCACACCTGCTGCGGTACGAACATCCCTTTGCTGCGCTCGCACCACGGTTGCGCTTCCGGCATGAAGGTGTTCACGACCTCGGTCACGAATTCGCCGGTGAGGTCGAAGCCGAGCGTGGTGTTCAATTCCGGGTAATCCATCCAGCGGATGGTGCCGGGCGCGGTCATCGACGAGATCTGGCGCTGCCGGTGCGGCGCCGTCATGAAATACATCTCGCGCAGATCGAGCTCGAAATATGATTTCCAGGTCCGGCACGCGGCGAGCCGCGACAGCGCCTTCTCCTCGAGCTTGTCCTCGGCGGTCTGCGGTGGGCGGACGAGGGCGTTCATGGATTACCGCGGCGGTGTGAAGCCGCGGACGCTACCGAGGCCGCCGCTGCCGAACAGGCCGCCACCGAGGCCGCTGAACAGGCCGCCGCCGGAGCCCGGGCTGGAGCCGCCGAGCATCATGCGCATGCCGTAGCGCGCCATCAGCGAGGCGGTGTCGGCGGCGGCCTCGCCTTGCATCGCCTGTGTCTGCTGCTGCCTCGCTGTCCTTGCCAGCTGGTCGAGCATCGGATCCGGTTGCGGGGCTGGCGCCTTGGGAGCTCCCATGGATGGCCTCAAGGCTTCACGGCCGTCCCGGTGTAGGACCAGGTGCCGAGGGTGGAGTTGGGAACGCCGGCATTGTTGTAGCTGACGATGGTGCCGGACAGCACGGTGCCGTTGCCGCGGCCGGTCTCCTTGATCGTCTCGTTGAGGCAGCGATGGATGTAGGCGACCTCAGCCGCCTTCGAGGGAAACGTCCCGGGATCCGTGATCGTGAGAGTGAACAGGTTCGCCATGCGCGCCTCCGACGGGTGTTGCGCCGTAGCGCAAGCACGCACGATAGAAAGCGTCCGGCCTCAGCAGCAAAGCACCGGGTAGGCACCAGCGAGAGCTGGGCCCGAGACCGAGCAGGTGGGCGACCGCGGTGGTACAAATGAGCGGGCGAAAAGGCCGTATCACCCTGGGGGTGATAGGGTGAATGGCATCCATCGCCAGGACGTCGGCGTTGGCGGTCCATTCCACCATCAGCCGCCGGGCGCCGTCGCCGCGGGCGAGTTGCAGCGTGGTGCCGGCGAACTGGACGTCATAAAAGACGTAGGCGTCGAGGTCGTGGACGTAGCCGAAGGCCCGGACGTGCTTGTAGCGGCCGAGGGCGACCAGGTCGGCCCACCACGACGCCGCCTTGCGGTCGAACACGATCAGCCAGCGCGTCGGTGAGCCGATGGCGTCAGTCGGTAGAGGGCGCCCCATGGATGGGTGCCCGCTTGGTTTTAACCATCCACTCGATCAGATGGTCAATCCTGACCGCCACATTCTTATAGCCGCGCGTCATCGTCCGCTCAGGATCAAAGACGGTCGGGGTGCCGACCACCTGCAGACGGCACGACATGATCTCCTCCTTCAATTGCTCTTCGCTCAGCCCAAAGCCGTTACAGATTTCCGGCAGCTCAATGTAAAGCTCGTCGTATCGACCATCCTCCATCATCGCCGCGGCCTCGGCCGCTGGCAGGTCTGTATCATCCTTGTTCCTGCGCTTGCGCCAAGCCTTGTACTTGCGCTGAAACTCTCTTTGCTCGGAAAGCTTCTTCATGCGCTGATCCTTCTGAGCGAGCGCCGGGCATAGACCTTGACCGGCTTCATGGTCGCTGCACTGGCCAATCCGATCATGCGGGCGCCCTCGCCGAGGCCTAATATGCCATATTGCAAGGCGTCAGCCGGATTCGAATATTTGTCCTTCTTCGGTCGCAGCTCGCCGTCCTCCTCGCGCACGAGATGATAGCGCCCGGCCATGGCGAGTTTCAAAGTCCTGCACAATGGGCTCAGCACGAAACACGGCCTGCCGTCATACATCCGGGTCAAGAGGTGCGTCACCGCATCGACCCGGGTGGCGATCATGTTTTGCTTCAAGCCCGGGCACGGCGTGATCGTCATGCCGAGAGAGGCGAAGATGTCATAGGCCGTCCGCTCGTCAGCCTGGCCGCGGTCCTGGCCCTTGGGATCGCCGGACAACTCCACCTGCATGCCGGCATAGTGGGTTTCCAGGAACCTTTTCACCTTGGGCGCGAACGTCACCGCGCCCTCGTTGAAGCCCAGCAGCTCGTATTGCACGAACACCCGCTCGCCGACCTGCTGCATGAAGACCGCGGCCGGCTGGCGGCCGAAGTCGAGGCCGACCATCACCGGATGGCTCGGCACCGGGCGCAACGGCGTCGAGGCGACATGGGTGTCGACCGAAAACTGCGGCCATACCGGCGAGCCATCGACCACGAGAGCGACAACATTTCTCAGGCGGCTGTCGATCCAGGGCTTGGGCTTCGACTTGAGCGCCTGGGTATAGTATCCGCTGCGCAAGTTCTCGAGATTTTCCGCCCCGGCGTTGATCTTGTAGCCGATGACCTGGCCGCGGGCGTCGCGATCCTCCAGCACCGCCGGCGGCTGGCAATAGAAGTTCCAGCCCTCGGGCCATTCATACTCGCGGCGCTCGTCCTCGGTGAGATCGGGCGGCATCGGCACCTGCCCGGTCATCACCGCCAGCCAGTGATCCTCGTCGGGCGCGTTGGTGTCGGCCAGCATGCCATGCCACTCGCTGCCGCCATGGGCCGGCCCGGGATAGCGCAGGCGCCCAGTAGCCTCGTCAACCAGCTGCTTGGGAATGAACGACAGCTCGTTCCAGGCAATGCCGGTGAACTCGAACGAGCGCAGCTTGTTGTAGTCGTCCGGCTTGTCCAGCGCGAGGAAAATGACTTCCGCATCCACGTCGCCGAATCTCAACCGATGGGTCGGCGGCGGCGACCAGTTCATCCTTCCGTAGATTTCCTCGGGGACGAGCGTCGGCTCCAGCCACGTCTTGATCGTAGTATTCCGCAATTCCGGATAAGTATTTCTCACGATGCCCCACCGCGACATCTTCCTTCCCGTTATCCGCGACACCTTCTGCTGCTGGATGTGGCGCATGACGCGCGCCACCATCGCCTGGGTCTTGCCGCTGCCGAGCGGTCCTTGAATAATGTCGAAGAAGCCATTGGCGAGGCAGAACTCGGCCACCTTGGTGCCGCCACGCAGGGTGAATTGCCCGCCGCTGCTCATGATGACGCCCTTATGAACTCGGCTGCAACTTGCGGGACGATCGCATTGCCTGCGGCGCGCAGCTTTCCCACTCGGGCGGATACCCCATGAGCCAAAGGGAAAAAGCCGGGTTTAGTTGGCCGCGCTTTTCCATCGGCGCAGGGGAGCCACTGGACATCGGACCAGATGTCTGCTGCGCCCGCGACTGTTGGAAGGCTTCCGTTCCCTCGTTGCTCTTGAAGTCGCGGGCCGACGGCGTCGCCCAGCTCGCTAGCGTCGCGTAGTCGTTCAGGTCCTTGTGGCGTCCGCGCGTCCGCTCGGGCATACCGCTGCGGCCGTCCTTGGCCTTGGGGGTGGGCCAAATCGCCAGTTGGTGCGCCTGCTCGCTGAGCGGCGGCGACGGCCACGAACCACACTCGCTGCCTGATGTGCGGAGCGCCGACGCTGCAAGCTGGTAGTACGGCCGCCCCGCAGGCGTAGCCTTCCGCCTCCAGGTCAGCGAAAACAGCGTCGAGCCAGCCCCACCCAATCGCCGCCTCAACCTGCTCACCGAAGATTCCTGGAGGTCGGCACTCGCGGATGAGAGAAAACCACGCAGGCCACAGGTGGCGCTCGTCATCGGCCGCCTTGCCCCGGCCGGCGGCAGAGAAGGGCTGGCAGGGAGCCGATCCAGTCCAAACAGGTCGCTCATCAGGCCATCCCGCGATCCGCAGCGCCAGCGACCAGCCGCCGATGCCGGCAAAGAAATGACATTGCGTGAAACCCTTCAGATCCCCGGGACATACCTCGGCAATATCGCGCTCGTCGACCTCGCCATCGGCAATGTGCCCCGCCGCCGCCAGATTGCGAAGCCACTGCGCGGCATAGGCGTCGATCTCGTTGTAATACGCGCTCACTGCCGCAGGTCGAATGCCTCGATCGAACGGAACGACCGCGAAATCCGGTTGAGGCCATCCTCGACGCCGATGTCGTTGACGTTGCACAGGTGCCACATCGTGCACACCAGGACCACCATCGACTCGCTCGCCGTCAGTCCCATCTCGAGCTCCACCAAGTCGAGCACCCGCCTGACCTGGTCCATGCTCACCGTCCTATTCACCACCGGGTCATCCATGGCTCACTTCCTCTTCTTGCCCTTCGGCTTCCTCGCCGTCGACAGCGCAATCGCCACCGCCTGCTTCTGCTGCCGCCCCGCGGCAATCTCGGTCCTTATGTTCCTCGATACCGTCGCCCGCGACGAACCCTTCTTCAACGGCATACCAGCCTCCTTATGTCATAAGGCCTGCTTCTCTCCAGGCACCAGCAATGCGTGTAGATCAGATGCCGGTCCCAGTCGCTCGCCGGCGAAATCACCACCTGCGTCACTTCCCCACCCAAGCTCTCGACCTCGGCCGTGAGCCACGCCCCAATCCACGCCACCCGCCCCTCGCCGTCAAGCGGCACCTCCTGGCCCGGCAACACGTCAAACACGATCGCACACCTCTTGCCACGCGCGCGAAACTGCCGGCCCCAGTCCATGAACTGCTGGTCGTACCGCTCAATGAAAATATTCGGGATCCCATCGAATATCGTGATCATCATGCCAGCTTCTCGAAATAATCGCACACATCCCGCACCGCGATCGGGCCCACCACCGCCGTGCACGACGGCGGCTCGTCATACTCGTCCCGCCCCTGCCGCCCAGGCACCAGCGAGAGCTGGGCCCGAGCACCCTCATAAGCATCCGCCACACCCTCGTGAACCGCCATGTCCATGTCCCGAAACATGCTGCAGTTCCCGCACCGCCGCCCCAGCCGCCCACACCGGTAATGCGCCTCCTCATGCGTCGCCTTAGCCATGCTTTCGCCCCCGCTTCAGCCCCCGCCGCCCGCGGACCATGATCACCGCCATGCGCACCTCCTCGCCATCACGCCGTTCCTCACGCGCCAGCACTTTTAGCGGATTACTCTGGCTTTAGGATGGCTTGCACAGCGTCGCATACCACTAGGCTCTACTATATGACTAAACGGGCTATCCCATACGTCTGTTATAACTGTCACCCAACGTCCATCCATTTCAGCACAAACATATACATGATTCTCATCTCGCCACAGGTGAATACCTGATATTGAAACTGTATCCTTAGACATAGCTCTATACTTTCTCTAGTAATTCCAAGGTGCCGACAAGTCCCGCGCCCACCGTCGTAATTGGGCCCTGCTCACATAACCATGCCGCCGGTGGCAGCGAATACATTCACCCCAGATGCCACCAGCGTCATCCACAGTCACACACCGGCGACACCAGCCAAGCCAACAAAGAATACGGTCCATCTCACACACCTCTCACCAAAACCAACCACAAACCCAGCCCCAGAGTAATCCGTCCCAAACTATCCAGGGAAACCAAAGTTTCCAGTACCCAACAAATTGGGGGAAAGGGGCGTGGGTGGGTTACCAGCGACGAGACAGAGGCTGGGTTTTTCCCCGGGGGTGGCCTCGCGGGTGCCGCTGCCGTGGGGACACCCTGGACGAAGCGTACAATTAAACCCCTCTGGAAACCGCTGTTCTGGCCCTAGCGATATCAACGGCTTAGCAAGGCCGCTGTGGCGTTCGATTTAACAGTTGTTTATCTGTACAGGCTCGGCGTCTATTACTGTGGGGTTTGTCACTGGTGCAGCAACTTGCGTGATGACTATCTGCAAACCCGGCGCTCTCTGCATCGCCGCCGTACCGGTGGATACATCGTCTATTTGCTCAAGGGTTTTGATTGCTTGCACCGCGGGCATATTGTTTGCGGCGTCACGTATTTCCTCAAGGCGATGGATGTTGCGAGCCCGGGCCGAAGTTCGCAACACTTCCAACTGTCCCAGGTACCATTGCTTCACGTGGGGCTTTGCCAAGGCCAGCTGCAGCGATACCTCAGCCAGTCCAGCGGCTTGCGCTGCCTCGCCCCGGCGCAGTCCTTTCCAGACCATGGCCTCGAGGGCGGCTCTGAGCTTGCCTGTGACCTTGCCGGGTTGTGAGCGGCCTTGGACTGCGATTGCTTGGCGGGTTGGTTCCTCACCTGCCTGCAGTGCTCTTTCAAGTGCGCTTGCCATGGTTTCCCTTTGGCTTCTTCGTTGGGTGTTACCGCGCGCGAGGGGGGCGCGATGATTCATGCATTTTTCTGTGCATGGCTGCAAGGCACCGGAGCAATTCACTGCGGCACAGTGGTTTCTGAAATGGCTGGGGGGTTGACAAGATTATGGCAAGGTCTCGATTGGGTGTGACCTTGCATCACACATAGCCGCCGCCACCGGGGCGCACCATGGGTGCGACGTCCTGCCGCACTATGACGTATTGACATGCATGACGCAATGTCATATGCTCGCATCATCGGAAAGGGAGAAGCGCTCATGAAGCCGAGCAGGCAGGAAATTGAACGGGTGTACGAGGAGCAGGGATACGCGGCTGCCAAGGCGCTGGCCGGCAAGATGGGGATCATATGGTTCGCGAGCGCTGGGGCCAGGCAACGCAAAGCCGACCAGTGACACTGCGGATTGCCGGCCCTGTGGGGCCGGCCTTCCAGAGTGCCAATGATTGTCACTCCCGTCGCATGCCAGCGACGCAACATGCGAGGAAGCATCATGTCCTATCGTTATGACTACGCTTGGTTCCGCTCTTATGACCGGGCCCATGACGCGATAGA